GCCAGGATGTCTTTTATCAACTTCGAATCAATCGCAGGACCACTCAACGCACAAAGCAAAAACTACAAAAACATAGGAAAATATATAAAATATGGAGTTAATTTTGATATAGACTTTGAGATAGAATCTGCTGGAATGACAGATGGTAAGAGACGTGGTGCCTTATTCTCTAATAAGGCCACATTAATTGGCAAGCTGGACTCTGTCGAAGAAATTGACGTTAGTGTCCATGATGGCATTAACGAATCTATGATTCACCCTGAAACAGGTGAGTTAGAGGGCAACATGATCAATGAGGCTCTCGATAAAGTGTTTGGCATAGACCGCGAGGTTGCTTACCGTATGGCAAACATAATCATGGCGCACCAAGATGACAATATGGTGTCCATTATATACAATCTGCTCCGCTGCTATTTAATTAAGCGGATGATTGAGCAAGACAAAGGTAAGAATAACCATACGTTGCGTCCTACAGATATCGTGTATGACGATGGTCACCTGAAATTGTCAATGAAGCAATTCATTGGTATTGAGACTGAGACCTCGCTGCACGATTTCAATTTTGAATCCAATGTTGACGCTGCGAACATGATAAATATAACCAAATATACTGACCAAATTGACGTGGATGGCCCACTTATTCACACCACGGACTTTACACAAAAGGAGTTTGACGCTTTATTAGTTGCATCTAGCGAATGGACTGACACATACCCATACAGGATATGCCATACAATGTTTAGGGCTGCTGATAACATATACACCCGAAATGACACTTTAACATTTAATCGGGGTCGTGCCCTCAACTTCAAAGATTTTACAGCTCAGAATTACATGCTAGCTCTGACTAAGCTAGTCAGAGCAAATAAGTTAGAAAGCCACTTTGACATGGCGTACGCCATATTGACTCAAGTATTGTACACACACGTTCCGCGCAGTGCAGAGGCATTTATATGGTATGGCAAGAAAGAAAAAATATAACTGCCTAAGTCTGCAACGTTACGTGGACTTCACAACGCTATGATAACAGGACGAACTAGATACGGTGACGTTTCACGAGCTGCAACGTTCTCAAACTGGCTTACAGCACCATGTAGAGTGGTTGCACATAGCATAGCTCTGAGTGAAGCTGTGACATGCGCAGCATTCGAATACTTTACTAGAGCTGATCCGGAGGACCCACTCATGGTATTAAGTAAGGGTGTCTCTTACCGTGACATGCGTCTGGGCAGAGACCTAGCACTCGCAAAGATGCGCACTGGAGCAGATATAAGCCTCCCTTGGACCTCAGCAATAGGGTTAGACAGGGCAGGATGGCTAGCACTTGATCTAGTCGCCAGAAAGATAGAGGTTACTGTGGTTGACCCAAAAGCACCTATGACATACGCATTATTCCGTGACACCGCAACAACACGTGACTACCTAAAGTTGGACACCTTAGTACCTTTGTGTTACCCAGTGCTGAGTATGGGGGTGAGGGAATCCAAATACTTCATGAACACAACAGCCATGGAGGCAACCGTATACGCTACAGACCATGATGCATATATAACTACAGACGCACATGAGGCACACAAGTTTATGGCGATGATGCGCGTTGCAGGACATGATGTTACAGTGCAAAGACGTTCAGATGGAAAATACTTTACGAACTGGGCACCAAATGCTAATGGGCATTATGTGCCAACCTTTTCACGCACAACAGATAGGATTGATGAGCTTTATATATTCAGGACCGGTATGATGACAATACGGCCTAACAACTGGATAATCATGCCAGCCTTTGGACAGAAAATAAGGATCAAGATAAACGCAAAATATTTGACATTCCAATGGTGGTCTGATGAAATTAAAGACACTAGCACATCATTGGGCATAAGCTTCAATACAGAAGTAGTAGAAACGGAAGTGATAAGAAACGTGGGCCCAACAACACAGTACGCCCATATACCAATATCGCACATACCAATGGTTGGGGACTTACAGGATTTTCGGGTTGCAAGTGTAATAGCCGGACAGGCTGCACTCCAGGAAGTGTGGGCCTAGATATGCAGCTTGTACCGGCTTCACTATACCAATACCTCAATACCACCAAGACTGTCAATGTGTTAGTCACACCGTTCCTGGACTCACGACTATCTCGTACAAGTGAATACACAAACCATGGGTACACACTTGTTGCAGTCTACACGAAGTGTGAATACCACGGCATAACGCCTAGTGTTGGTAATGTCGTACCATTGTGCATAAGCATTAATGGTACTATGGTACTTACAATCCAGATCACCACTAAAAACTACAATCTATACTATGCTTTTAACAAGTACATAACTAGGTGTCATAAGGCCATATATCAAATTTGTGGTACTTATGTTTCAAATAACCCTTTTATACATTCACACCATGATACTTATAACAAGATTAGTAGTATAAGAGCCTCCGCTGACTGCAATCTTAAAACAAAATTAACAAGGGGAGAATATAGTCGACTTAAGATAACACAAGAACATCATACTCTTATAAGACCTGAAGAAATTATGGAGCCATTCGGAACTGTGGAGCTGCACACTGACACGGAAGACAAGATCGAAAGCGTCACATACAATAGTGAATATACTGAGCTCTGGGCCTTCTATACGTTGCTACATGACACTTTTACCTCATATGGCAAGGCGACAGAAGCTGTGATAGCCACTTTTTTACTATACTTCTTAATCTCACCAGACATTGGCAAAGGTATGATCACAGCAATATTACAACACACCACAAGTTACAGTGATTTGTGCGCTATGCTAAAATATGAAGGGAGAATCGCTAAGCAATTACAACATGCGAGAAGATCTGACCTTAACACAATATTTGAACTTGATGTTCTCATCAACCGTATCGACGACACTGTTGACTGGGCCAAAGAAATAGCTAACCGGACCACTGACATGCAACTGTGTCCTATTGACAGAGACACAGTATACAAGCACGCCAAAGACATATTTTTATCTAGTCTGTCGGCTGGACAAGTACCAAAGCGGCAGGAGTGGAAGCACTACTGGGCACAGCGATGGGCTCTTATGCCTGTAGGCAGTTTCGTCAGCCAGTATCAGGATGATGTTGACTTCAAGAAGTCACTAGACATAGGCGACAAGGCTAACAAAACAACAGTATTATGCGCAATGGCTGAGTTGTCACATGAGACGATCGCCATCCACAGACCACCTGAAATCCACGCTACTACATCAACTAAGTACGAGTGGGGCAAAGTAAGAGCACTATACGGATGCGATATCACATCCTTCCTAAATGCTGATTTCGTGTTAGGCAATGCAGATGACATCCTGCCAGGATATTTCCCGGTTGGTGAGAGAGCAACAGAGTCAAATGTCGCTAGGATTTTTAAAGCGTTAAGAGGGATACCAGTGTGTTATGATTATGATGATTTTAACTCTCAGCATTCAGTCACTAGCATGAGGGCAGTACTTGAAGCCTGGCGCGATGTATACCTGCACTATCTCTCCTTTGAACAATCACAAAGTCTGGACTGGACGATTAGGAGCATTGATCATATGGCCGCACTGGTGCCTAACCACACGACACGGGTAAGGATTGAAGGCACATTGTTCAGTGGTTGGCGTTTGACTAGTTTTATGAACAGCATACTTAACAGGGTATATCTGATGGCTGCTGGCCTAGGCAACCTAATGAGTTACAGTCTGCATAATGGTGACGACATGTATGGTGTATGTGATACATTCAATGCTGCCCAGTTGCTGGTAAAAAATGCTGCCAGACTAGGTGTAAGAGCACAGGCTAACAAACTCAATATAGGAACAATCGGTGAATTCCTGAGAGTAGACAACCTTGCAACTGAACCAACTGGAGCGCAATACTTAACCCGGTCTTGTGCCACTGCAGTACACAGTAGAGTAGAAAGCGAACCTGCACTAGACATCATTGCGTCACTAACTGCAGCTAAAGAGCGTATGCAAGCCTTGGCCAAGCGTGGTGGTGATGTAAACGTGATTAGACTCATGACATCAAGGTTATACAAGACCCTGACACGTACATTCAATGCTGATGCCGACGCCACACGGATGTATTTCAAATTGCACCCTATCCAAGGAGGTTGTAACATTGACGCGCCTGTTGCCAAAACCAGGCTGGTCAAACAGTACTCAGAGGCACTAGACACCATTCCACAGGCAACTACTACGATGTTAAGACGAGGTGTTACTGACTATATCAATTACATATCTGACAAGTACAACATACCTAATAACAAGCGCAACTATAATGACGTTGACAAGATGGTACAAACTCTCCTTCATCAGGTACGGGCGACAATAAAGCTAATACCTGAACGGGATGAGAAGACACCAATCTACAAGTACGTTTATCAGGCATTCAAGGATAGTAAACGAGCCATAGCCAACATATCGAAAGCTAGGCTTTTAAACAACTTTGAACTAACATTTTATGATGGGTTAAGCAGAAACATATTAAATATGCTAAACACCTGCGAGAATCCGTATAAAGTAATATCAATTATCTTCTAAGCATATGTCAAATGTGGGGG